TCGGACCTACCCCTGTAAAATAATCTGTATCAATGTGCATTTTATTGTTGACCTATGTTTGATTGTATGATTTGTATGGTGCATCAACTAAGCAAACAAGGAATACGACAATGTATAAAGTAGAAACCGCAAAGCACCTTATGACTTACAAAGAGGCTCTATCCTTTCTTTGGTATTGCCACGGGATAAACAAGCGCAACGCCCCGCAATACATGAAGCTGGAAGGGTAAAGACAATGGCACAACTTGAAAAAGTAATCTTTGCAATAGACAATAACAACGACACACACACAGTTGCTAAGTTTTTAAGGTATGTTGATACCCTTGCGGCAATGCAAAAGATTAAACCAGTGGTGCAGTGCATAGGGAATTGGGAGGGTGTGTTAGAGGTGTCATATATGATGAACCTATCTGATTATGATGAATATATCGAAGGCAAAGGCTGGACGGATGAACAGGCCTGCATCCTAGTCGTTGCAGGGGATACCCGCCAACCTTGTCACCTTCTATTCCCTGATGGTTCTACATCAACGGTTGGACCTATGGTGCAGCTTGCGGGGCCTGTAGGTAACTGGACCTACGTTCCAGCAACTAACAAATACTTTTCATGTAAGGGATAAAGACTATGACGCAGCACGTAAGAAACATTCTTAAGCTTTACCGCCAAGCTACCCATGACGATACAATCAACGGGATTGAATGGTATGCTAGGGCAGAACGTATATCAAAAGGGATAGCAGAAAAGCACGGTCTACCTGTCAAGACTGTCATAGGTGTCATGGCGGCACTATCCCCCAACAATCGTTGGGAACGTAACGTAAAGGATACTGACACAATGTGTAGGGCGTGGGTATTGTGTGATTGCCTGTCAGACTTTAAGGTTTCATGCTACAACACTATGAAGGCTAAGGCGTGGTCAATTCTCAATGATGAGTTAGATGATGACGAAGACATTCTATCACGTTTGAATGGTCAGAAAATACGTTCATTCTATTCTAACATCCGTGGCCTAGATGAAGTAACGATTGACGGTCATGCCCTAAACATTGCACGGGGTACACGGGAAGGATTGACAAGTGACAAGACTAACATGGGAAAGAAACAATACAGGGAATTGCAAGCTTCATACGTTAGGGCAGCACTAAGGGTCGGGGTTAAACCTCACGTTCTACAGGCTATCACATGGACTACATGGAAGCGCATTCATAGCATCTAAGGAGTAAGACAATGAAATTCTGGTCAACGATCAACCGTGAGGAAACACAATTCGAGGTGGACATGGGGCAAGACCCTATCGGTGCAAAGATTGAGTGCCTTGTAATGACAGGGGTTCACAAGGGTGAGACACGCATGTTCCCTTGGCTTAACCTAAACACCCTATGGGAACAACAACAAAAGGAATGCGACGATGAATGATGAACAAAAGGTCACATTCCTGTTGATGAATGATGAACAAAAGAAAGAGATAATCAAGAAAGGTTTAGAGTTTGTTCACTGTGCAATTCAAGAGGCTATGAACGGAAACATGGATGAACTTATGACAGCATTAGAGGTGCTAGAACTAATGAGAGAGGAATAAACATGCAAAGCAAAGAAGAATTGAACGCCTACCTAGACAGACTGTCTAAGGATTATGATGCACTAATAGACAAGCATGGACACGGGGTTAGGCCCTCTTATGTGTCAGCTGATTTAGATTACTTGTCTTATCGCATAGCTAGTACCAAAGAAAAGCTAGTTCTGTTGGGCCTCGAAAGCCCATGTGATGATTGGGCAGGTGGGTATGGGAAGGGTCAGCTGTGAAGGCATATCTGTTTAGGGTAGGCATAGCCCTATCAATCCTGATCAACGTGATCCTAGGAGGCAAGAGCAATCAGACCTTTAGTGCTAGGAATTATCAACGCAAGAGGGAAGGCAAGAGAAATATCGTCAAGGGTATTGACAAGATGTTAGGTGAAGAACACTGTCTAATGTGTTGGACTAATTGGAGAATAAGAAAATGAGGAACGAAATGATTAAAGCAACCTACATTGACCACATGGGCAGTGACCTATCAGTAGTCAACGCAGCACGGGTATCCTTTGGTAAGAAGCATGACACCTTTGTAGCTAACAAGGACACAGGGCTGGTCAAGTACCTAGCCAAGCATAAGCATCTGTCACCCTTCGGTCATGCCTTCGCATCCTTCCACGTCAAGGCCCCTATCTTCGTAGCACGACAGCTAGTGAAGCATAAGTTTCTGCGTTGGAATGAGGTCAGCAGACGTTACGTGGATAATGAACCTGAGTTCTATGAGCCTGAGGTATGGCGTGGGCGTAGTGAGGACAAGAAGCAGGGTAGTGCTGGTGAGGTTGAGCTAAGAGGAGATAGCTTTGGAGTTGGGTACGAGCCTTGGTGGGGTGATGGATCATTGCAAGAGACGACACTATATATCTATAAAGATTTACTTGAACAAGGTGTCTGCCCAGAGCAAGCACGTATGATCCTACCACAGTCTACCATGACTGAGTGGATTTGGTCTGGTAGCTTGGATGCCTTCGCTGATATGTGCAGCCTTCGGTGTGCCTCTGACACGCAGTATGAGACACGTGTGGTAGCTGACCAGATCAACACAGAGATGTTTAAGCTATTCCCTGTGTCATGGGATGCCTTGATGGGGGTAGAGTAATGTTTACTATTGAGATGGACACAGCCAACGGTGAGAGTTGCACAATCGTAAGCATTGACCAAGCAGGTAATCAAGATGACGTAGAGGTCATGTTGTTTGATGATGTGGTTTACCTTAGGCAGACAGACCAAGACGGTGAGTACTGTAGCTTGATAGCTATCTCACCTCAACAAATGTTTGACATCAAGACGGCACTGGAATTACCTAGTGGCACATACATAACCAAGAGGAAGAATGGAGTGACAGATGTTTTATGAGTACGTAGTAGAGGTTGGGGGCGTAGAGATTATCCTTACGCTTCTAAGCAAGGGTAATCTAAAGAGAGGGACACAACCATTCTTTAAGGTTATCGCAGGTACTGACTGGGATGGAGATGAAGTAGTAGTTCCTGAGGATGACCTAGAGATTGCTATAGACTATGTTAAGGATGTGTATAGTGATGAGGTCTATGGTTAGGTCCTAAGGATATACTAACACCAATACCTATATGCACCCTAGGCGGGCACATCCGCAGGATACAAGTATTTTCACATCAGTCAAGAGGAAAATTACAATGCAAGAAGAAAACATTGGATGGGTCTCACGTCAACCCTGCCCTAACGAGGAGTGCTTAAGCTCAGATGCCTTTAGCTACAACACCGTAAGCATGTCAGGCAAGTGTCACTCATGTGACCTTAAGTACCCAAGAGAGATGAAGACCTTGACAGACTGGTCAGAGGGTGAGTACCCTACCAAAGCAAACGAATGGAACGAGGAACCAAAGATGCAATTAGTCCACAAGAATGAGGAGCCAGTCATACATGAACTGCTGACGCCTACATATCGGTCAGTACGTAGCCTGTCAGAAACCACCCTACGTTTTTACAAGTCACAGACCTACGTCAACCCTAGCAACAAGGTAGTCAAGCAAGAGTACGTGTACCCATCTGGCGGTATCAAGACACGATACATGCCCAAGGATTTCCGTGCTAAGAACCTCAAGTCAGACGAGTTGTTCGGCATGGACCTGTGGAATGCAGGATCATGTAAGACAGTGACGATTACTGAGGGTGAGCTAGACGCCATGTCAGCCTATCAGATGTGCAACAACGACAAGTACCCAGCTGCCTTTGTGTCACTCCCTTCGTCCACCCCTAGCCACAAGCTATGGGCTAACGTAGACAAGTGGCTTAAGAGTTTCGATAAGATCGTCCTGTCAATCGAGCATGACGACGCAGGTAACTCTATCGCACAGCGCATTGCTAACCTGTACCCTAACAAGGTGTACCGTATGCAGCACGACACCTACAAGGATGCCAATGAGTTCCTTGAGGCAGGTAAGAAGACGGAGTTCTTTCAGGCATGGTTTCATGCTAAGAAGTACACACCTGAGAACATCTACAACAGCACGGATGACTTCCTTAAGCTGTATGAGAACCATGAAGACCACATGTACGTTGAGACAGGCATTCAAGACTTCGATGCACTGTGCCTAGGGTTGATGCAAGGACACTTCACAGTGTTCAAGGCACAGACAGGCATAGGTAAGACTGAGTTCATGCGCTACTTAGAGTACAACATCCTCAAGAACTACCCTGATGTACCTATCGCAGCATGGCACATGGAAGAGACTAAGCTACGCACCCTGCTAGGCTTGGTGTCATACGAGATAGGTGACAACGTAACACGACCTGACATCATCGAAGAGAACGGGTTGGACGGGCTTGTACGTGAGGCTATCGGTAAGCTGACAGGACGTGAGAAGTTCTACCAGTTCTTCCTCAATGACAACGATGACCCGATTGAAATCCTGTCACACATCCGCTACCTGTCACAAGCATGTGGTGTTAAGTACGTGTTCTTCGAACCTATCCAAGACATCGCAGCCAGCCTAGGTGCAGATGAAAGTAAGGAACAGTTCCTGTCTGACCTAGCGGTACGCTTGTCTAAGCTTGCAGCTGAGTTAGGTGTCGGTATCATTACCATTGGACATACCAACGATGATGGTGCTATCAAGTACTGTCGCATGATCGAACAACGTGCATCAGTTGTAGTAGAACTACAGCGTAACAAGATGGCTGAGGATGTGAATGAACGCAACACGACGAAGCTTCTCGTCACAAAGAACAGACCAGTAGGACCAACAGGTTTCGCAGGTCAACTCAAGTTTAACCCTGACACATTCATGTTGTCAGAATCATATGGAGATATTTAATGAGCATTTTAGGTTCTGTCTTGGGGGTCTTATACTTCCTAGGTATACTCAATTACTACATGTTAACAAAGTCTTTACTTTTTGTAACCGATACTGATCACGATGATAACCGTCTTCTCTTTCACGCTGTTGTCTGGCCTTGGATGGTAGTGCTTCACTTATACTACACTCTATTCGAGGATGATGATGATGAATAACTACCTGATACTTGACATTGAGACTGACGATATCAATGCGACACGTATCTGGGTAGTGTGCTCTGAGGACTACAAGACAGGAGATAAGCAGCAGTTTCTTAACATCGACACCATCCCTGAGGAACGTGATCGTTTCCTTGACTACCTCAAGAGCTATAACAAGTTCGTATTCCACAACGGTGTTGGCTTCGATGTGCCAGTGATCAATAAGATACTAGGCTTAGAGGCTATCCGACTTGATGATGTAGTTGACACCCTGATCCTGTCACGCCTGATCGACTTCGGTATCCAAGGGGGTCATAGCTTACGGGCATGGGGTCAACGACTAGGTGACTTCAAGTTAGACTTCAAAGGGTTTGAGGTACTGACACAGGAGATGGTTGACTACTGCCACCAAGACGTAACGGTTACTAAGAAGTTGTTCAGTAAGTTTATAAAGACCTACGAGGATCAAGCATGGCAAGACAGTATCAAGTGTGAACATGAGATACAGATGCTGTGTGAGGACATGACCAACAACGGTTTCTACTTCGATGAAGCCTCAGCTAACCAGATGCTAGACGAGATTGAACTTAGGCTGTACGAATTAGAGGAAGGATTCCAACAAGACTTTCCGCCTACGATGGAGGAAGTAAACAGGATACAGTTCAGGGTTAAGTCAGATGGCAGTGTGTATACAAATGTATCTAAGGCCCGTGACAAGTACCCTATGACTAAGATAGACAACTCAACAACACCTAACCAGCTGGTGTGCTACGACCTAGTACCCTTCAAACCTAGCTCACCTAAACAACGTATCGACAGGCTATGGGAAGCAGGTTGGACACCGTATGAAAAGACGAAAGGACACATAGACCATGACAGAGAAGTCAAGCAAGCCAAGAGACCTAGAGGTGCGTGGCGCTAAGTTCGCCAAGTATGGGTGGACTCTATCTGAGGCTAACCTTAACACACTACCTGACCATGCCCCAGTAGGCGCTAAGAACCTCGCTGAGTGGCTGACCTTAGCTAGTCGGGCATCATCCCTAGTCGAATGGCTTGGTCACTACAACGAGGACGATCACCGTATCCACGGTAGGTTCACACACATCGGCGCATGGACAGGACGTATGGCACACTCAGCACCTAACCAAGCTAACGTACCATCAGCCTTCCACGGTGTAGCTAAGACACCAGTAGAGGCAGTGAAGGTATCATACGATGGGGCTTTCCGTAAGCTCTGGTGTGTGCCTGAGGGTAGCTACTTGGTAGGCACAGATGCTGAGGGTATCCAGCTTCGCATCCTAGCTGACCTGATGAAGTCCGAAGAGTACGTACACGCTATCATTAGCGGCAAGAAAGAAGACGAGACCGACATCCATAACCTGAACCGCAAGGCTCTAGGTATCTCACATGTCACCAGAGACATGGCTAAGACATTCATCTACGCCTTCCTGCTAGGTGCAGGTAACGCAAAGGTCGCACAAATCCTAGGTGTCAAGTCCAAGGAAGCAGCACAGGCAGTAGAAAACTTTACCAACTCTATCGAAGGGTTGGCTAAACTTAAGAACGAGATGGTCCCCTACATCGCAAGGCGTGGGTGGTTCAAGGGGTACGATGGGCGTAGGGTAGTAGTACCATCCCAGCACAAGACACTGGCAGGTATGCTACAGAATGGTGAATCAACCATCATGAAACACGCAGCACTGCAATGGGTCAAGCAAGCTAAGGCACAAGGCTTCGACTTCAAGCTATGCACATGGCCCCACGACGAATGGCAAACAGAAGTGAAAGGAGACATGAATGTTGCTGAGAAATTAGGTGAGATACAACGTCAATCTATTGTTGACACAGGGGTAAAGTTCGGTATGATGTGCCCCTTAGCTGGTTCAACTGACATCGGCGCTAACTGGTACGATACACACTGATGACACATTATCCAGCACCTGAACTACACGAGTTACTTCCTATCATTAAAGGTCTAACTCCCTTCCTTTTACTATTGACATGGCTGTTGATTAAGAATATCACAGTCTCACTCGCTACATGGAGAAGCAAAAATGACTACTAAACCAACAACTAAGTACGGTGTATTCGAAGGCAAAGCTTACTATGCACGTATCTTCCCTGACAACATGGATAACTCTGAGTACCATGAGAAGACACAAGGTCAGTACAACATGATGTTCGTACCTAAAGATGACGAGACACTGCAAGCTATGATGGCTCTTGGTTTCCCTGAGGTTTCTATGGGTAACAAGATGGTCAAGTCTCTTGACTACGCTGACGGTGCTCTGGGTATGAAGCTCAAGCGTCCTAACGTACACCCTTCTGGTTACGAAGGCTTGGGTGGATCACCCGTAGTTACTAAGGGTAAGACTAATTCCCCTTGGGACTTCATCGCTGACGGTGAGATTGGTAACGGCTCTACAGTTGCAGTTAAGATTTCTGTTTACGGTGAAGGATCAACTGCTTCTGTCAAGATGGAACGTGTAGGTATCATTGAGCACGTACCCTTCGAGCAGGGTGTTACTGCTGACGGCTGGTAAGTTCCTCCCCTACCTGAGCACGTAGTTAAACTGCTCAACCTTAACCATTTACAGGAGGTCAAGTTGCAACAGGACTACGACAAACTTCTAATCGACGGAGATGTACTAGCCTATCGTGCAGCTTTCTCCTGTCAGGATAGCTCACAAGAAGATGCTATCGAAAAGCTAGACGACATTGTGTACGAGATACTCAACGAGGTATACTGGGATGCACATGATGATGACATCAAGGACAGCTACATCGTTTACCTAACTGGCAGTGGTAACTTTAGATACGACTACGCAGTCAGCTACCCCTACAAAGGCAACAGAAAGAACACTGAGAAACCCATTCACCTTCGTGCAATCAGAGATCACATGATTGATAACTGGGATGCAGTGGTGTCAGAAGATGAAGAGGCAGATGATCTTATTGGTATCGGTGCTACACACTACGGACCTGACACCATCGTAGCTACCATTGACAAGGACATGCTTCAACTTCCCTGCGTACACTACAACCCTAACAAGAAGACTTGGAAGACAGTGGATGAGTTCGGTGGCCTTAAGTTTTTCTACCACCAAATCCTTACTGGTGACACAGCTGACAACATCGTAGGACTTAAAGGGGTAGGACCTAAGACAGCTGACAAACTACTGGCTGAGGTAAGTACTGAGTGTGATATGTTTAAGGTAGTTCTAGACGCATACGAAGGCGATGTAGACAGGATCATGGAGAACGCAAGGCTGCTCTGGTTGCGTCGTGAAGTGGGTCAAATATGGGAGGCCCCTGAATGCGATTTCGATCTGGACTAGAGGCACGTACTGCTAAGTATCTTCGGTCAAAGAAAGTTAAGTTCACTTACGAGAAGGTCAGGCTACCTTGGATAGACACTAGGCAGAAACACTACACCCCTGACTTCATCCTCTCTAACGGTATTATCATTGAGACTAAGGGCCGTTTTATTTCATCTGATAGAATGAAACACTTGATGGTTAAAGAACAACACCCTGACCTAGACATACGCTTCGTCTTTACAAACCCTAACGCTAGACTATCTAAAGGTTCTAAGACAACGTATGCCATGTGGTGTGAGAAGCATGGTTACAAGTACGCAAAAGAAACAATACCTGAGGAGTGGTTAAATGAGCGTTAAGATTCACAAAGTTCTGGATGGCCCCTACGAGGATGACTACGAGTACTTCTTAGTCTGCCTTGTGGAGGATGACAAAGGTGAGTTGTACCACAATGAGATTTACTTCGAGACAATGGACGCAGCCTACTCACTCATCAAACATCTCTCTAATACTATTGAGGCTGTAGAAATAGACGACGAGGACATTGACAATGTTTGATCTTAGTAGTAGAATTATCGCCCTCGTTGAGAACTTTGGCCTACTCTGGTTACTCGAAGACAATGAGATTACCGAAGAACTTGTAGTAAGATACTTAGTAGACGAGGGGTTTATTGACCCTGAGGACTACTTCAATACTGATGTTGAAATGGAAGAATGGAAGAGATTGGAAGAATGAACTTTAAGGAATACCAAACAAAGGCAGTTAGCTTCGCAGTCTACCCTGCTACACACAAGGTTATCTACCCTACCTTGGGCCTGTGTGGTGAGGCAGGTGAGGTAGCTGAGAAGGTGAAGAAGCAGGTACGTGACAATAAGTTCAGTCGTCACGAGACAGCCAAGGAACTGGGTGACGTGCTCTGGTACTTAGCTAACCTAGCCAACGATCTAGGCTACAGCCTGACAGAGATTGCTGAGAACAACATTGAGAAACTGGAGAGCCGCAAGGAACGTGGTGTCATTCAAGGGTCAGGAGATAACCGATGAGCAACCAACTACCAACAGACTACCAAGCATTCATCCACAAGTCACGGTATGCTAAGTACCATGAGGGTTCAGGTCGTGAGTCATGGGATGATACAGTCACACGTTTCTCTGTTAACGTGATCCGTGACATGGTTGACCCTGAAACTAAGTACCAGCTAGAGCAAGCTATCATGGGCCTTGAGGTCATGCCATCCATGCGTTCACTCATGACAGCTGGTGCTGCTGCTGAACGTGACAACACATGTATGTACAACTGTAGCTACCTAGCCGTAGATGACCTTAAGTCCTTCGATGAGGCTATGTTTATCCTCCTCTGTGGTACTGGTGTCGGCTTCAGTGTTGAACGTCAGTCCATCTCTAAGCTCCCTGAGGTCCCTGAACTGTTCCAGAGTGAGACTAACATTGTCGTCAAGGACAGCAAGGAAGGGTGGGCTAAGGCTTTCCGTCAAGTGATTGCACTCCTGTATAGTGGTGAGATTCCTACGTGGGATGTGTCTAAGGTACGTCCAGCTGGTGCTCCACTCAAGACATTCGGTGGTCGTGCCTCTGGCCCAGCACCTTTGGTTGACCTGTTCAACTTCACTATCAACACATTCAAGAAGGCTGCTGGTCGTAAGCTGTCCTCTGTTGAGTGTCACGATATCATGTGCAAGATTGGTGAGGTAGTAGTCGTTGGTGGTGTACGCCGCAGTGCTATGATCTCTCTGTCTAACCTTTCTGATGACCGTATGCGTTCAGCTAAGAGTGGTGCATGGTGGGAGAACAACCCACAACGTGCCTTGGCTAACAACTCTGTGTCCTACACTGAAAAGCCTGACAACCTGTCCTTCATGAAAGAGTGGATGTCTCTGGTCGAATCAGGCTCAGGTGAACGTGGTATCTTTAATCGTCAGGCATCTAAGAAACAGGCTGCATTGAATGGTCGTCGTGATGCTGACTATGAGTTTGGGACTAACCCATGCAGCGAAATCATCTTGCGTCCAAGCCAGTTCTGTAACCTAACAGAGTGCGTAGTACGAGCTACTGATAACATTGACACACTGTCTGAGAAGGTACGCCTAGCTACTATCCTTGGTACGATCCAGTCCACCTACGTTAAGTTCCCGTACCTGCGTAAGCAATGGATAGACAACACGTCTGAAGAACGTCTGCTTGGTGTGTCCCTTACAGGTATCATGGACAACCCACTGATGACCTTGAAGAACAAAGGATTGGATAAGACCCTTGCTCACCTTAAAGAAGTTGCAGTTGCTACCAATGCTGAGTGGGCTGCTAAACTTGGTATTCCTGTTGCTGCTGCTATTACTTGTGTCAAGCCATCAGGCACGGTATCCCAGCTGGTTAATAGTGCCTCAGGAATCCATGCCCGTCACTCACCCTACTATATTCGCACCGTTAGAGGTGACAACAAAGACCCTCTCACCCAGTTCATGAAGGACCAAGGTATCCCTAGTGAGCCTGACGCCTTCAAGCCTGACCAGACTACAGTGTTTAGCTTCCCACAGAAGGCCCCTAAAGGTGCTGTGTGCACTAAGGACATGACTGCTATCGAACAACTAGAGATGTGGTTGATGTATCAACGTAACTGGTGTGAGCATAAACCCTCAGTCACCATCAATGTTAAGGGTGAGGAGTGGCTAGAGGTAGGAGCCTTCGTGTACAAACACTTCGATGAGATGTCAGGTGTTTCATTCCTACCGTTCAATGAGCACACGTACCAGCAAGCACCCTATCAGGACTGCGGCAAGAGAGACTATGAGATTCTCAAGTCGTGTATGCCTGATCGTATTGACTGGTCTAAGCTTTCAGAGTATGAGAATGAGGACAACACATCTGGTAGTCAGACGTTAGCTTGCTCTGGTGACTCATGTGAAATCGTAGACTTAACCTAAGGATAACTTATGTACACTGTCATAACTCGCAACCAATGTAACTTCTGTGACACAGCCAAAGCCCTGTTGAAAGGAGCAGGGCAAGGCTACACAGAGTATAACGTACAGTCCGATAGCTCTAAGTGGGTACTGACCCTGATGAAACAGGCAGGTCTTAAGACTGTACCTCAAATCTTTTCTTCTAGTGGTACTCACATTGGAGGGTACACTGAGTTGCAAGAGTTCTTCGGGAAGTTAGAAGGGAGTGACGCATGACAGCTGTACGTAAGCAATTCAACAGGGCCTTGTATGAGGCATACGATAGCCCAGCCCGTGATGCCTTGGTCTCCTACTTGGAGGCTAAGGGTCACACCATTGTCAACAACGAAGAGAACTACAACGTAGACGTGGTGTCACAGAAGGATGGGTTCACTTACTTTAACGAAGCTGAGGTTAAGACTGCATGGAAGAGTGATTGGCCTACACACTGGACTGAGATTCGTATCCCTGAACGTAAGCAACGTCTCCTTGACAAACACAACCCTGATGATTCCAATGTCCTTAACTTCTACATCTTTCGTCCTGACTTCAAACAGGCATGGCGTATCAAGGACACACTGTTGACACAGGATAGTCTTAAGGAAGCCAAGGGACGATACATCCAGAAGGGTGAGAAGTTCTTTCATATCCCCTACACAGAAGCAGAGTTGATTAAGCTATGATGCAGTTGGACCTGTTCCAAGAGCTAAAGAATCAAGAAGAGGACGGACTAAGACACAAGAAGTGTTATGTCTGCGGAGATACTAAACCTCATATAAAGCAATACTTTGATATAGGTGTATCAACTAAGTCTGGCCTAGTTCACCTAAAGGGTCTGTGTAAAAACTGCAGTAGGCAGGGTTCTAAAATAGCTAAAGAGTTAAGGTCTTTACACTTAAGTGTCAAAACAGAAAACTGTGATTGTTGCGGTAGGCATGTAAGTGAACTAAAGAGAGACTTTCACCTAGACCACTGTTATAAGACTGGTAAGTTTAGAGGGTGGCTTTGCCCTCAGTGTAACAGGGGTATAGGTAACTTAGGGGAATCCGTTGAAGGCCTAGAAAAAGCTATAGAGTATTTAAGGAAATCAGATGAGCAATGAACCTCCAAAGAAACAGACACGTACCCGTCGCAAGACTACCTACAAGGGAGCCTCAGCTAAGAAGACCTCAGGTATCATCCCTCGTACTGACAACCAAGGTAAGTTACTTCAAGCCCTAACCAGTAGCAGTCAGGTGTTTATCCTTGGGCCAGCTGGTACAGGTAAGACCTACGTCACTGCCACCTACGCAGCTGACCAGTATACACTCAAGGAGGTTGACAAGATCGTGGTCACCCGTCCTCACGTAGCTGTAGGTAAGGAACTAGGGTTCTTGAAAGGAGACCTACATGAGAAGACTATGCCTTGGGCTTTACCTGTCTTGGACGTTCTGGAGAAACACCTTGGCAAGGGAGCAGTCGAAACAGGGATAAAGAATGGCAACATTGAGATGGCTCCTCTTGCTCTTATGCGGGGCCGTAGCTTCGATAATGCCTTCATAATTGTAGACGAAGCACAGAACATCACAACACACGAACTTAAGATGCTGTTGACAAGGGTAGGTGAGGGGTCAACGATTGTCCTTAACGGTGATGCACAACAGTCAGACCTAAAGGAAGCAGATGGCCTATCTAAAGTTATCCACCTAGCTAAGAAGCACATGCTTGATGTACCTATCATCGAGTTTGGGGTTGACGACATTGTTAGAAGTGGTATATGTGCTGAGTGGGTTAAGGTATTCATGAAGGAGAACTTGTAATGGCTAAGTGGAACATAGAGAATCTAGCACACGCAGATGTAAAGCAACACGAGTACGAGGATGTAGTTAACAAACCTGCTCACTACGGTGATGGTGCTATCGAATGTATTGACTACATGAAGGACAACATGGACCACATGATGTTCATGGGCTACCTAGAGGGCAATGCTAAGAAGTACATGCACCGTTACCGATACAAAGGTAAACCAGTAGAAGACCTACGCAAGGCACGGTGGTACTTGGATCGTTTGATTACTGAAATGGAGGGAGGTTAGTATGTTTAGTTTGATTGCTGTAGTCTGTCAGGGTTTTGTTTGTGTCAGCTTCACTCCTCCTAAAGTCTACACTACTGAGACGGCTTGTATGGAAGATGCCCTTGTTCTATACAGAACTGTACAAGACACTCCTGAAAGAGAACTCATTAACATGGACTGCTACGAGTGGCAGGATAAAGTGTAACTTCTCTTAGCTCAACTGGATAGAGCAAGTCACTTCTAATGACTAGGTTGTAGGTTCGAGTCCTACAGAGAAGACCAATAACAAAAGCCCCCTTGGAAATTAATCCTTGGGGGCTTCTTATTAGTAACCACTCTTGCTTTTCATTTTCTTCTTACCCTTGGTAGCAGCCTTGTGCTTACTACCCTTCATCAAAGAACCATCTGGCATGTAGTGGTAGCCCTTAGGTGCTTTCTTTCTAGTAGGTTTCTTAGCCATTGTTACCTCCTCTTTGCAGTCTTAGCTGCTTGCTTAAAGTTCTTAGCAGTAGGAGCACCTTTGCTGCCTACCTTCCTCATCTTCTCACCTGATCCAGCTGCTATCCGTTTCCGTTTAGCATGGATGTTTGCGTATAGTCCTTTAGCCATTACCACTTCACCTTGTTAGCCCAGTATGCTGCACTCATCTTGCCCTTCTTAATGTTCTTGGCATGACGAGCCTTGAACGCTTTGTTCCTAGCTGTGCCATCTGGACTACCCTTGACACCCTTCTGACCAAAGCGGATGATCTTTTCTTTACCGTTCTCACAAGCCTTAACAACATGAGACTTAGATGCGTGGTCAGGTGTAGTGCGAGGGGTGTTGCACTTCATCTTTGACTTGTCTAGTCTTTTACTGGACACGATCTCTCTCCATCATTACCTTTATAGAGTTGATGTTCTCATCAATACGAGCCATAGCTACAGCCTGAGCCTGTACACTGGCCTCAAGAGCAATCAATCTTGACTCATGTCTTACAATCTCTCTAGTGTTACTCTCAATCTCACTGTCAAGTGAAGCTACAAACCACACAAGAGCTACAGTTTGCATGACGATAGCAAATATAAACGTCATAGGTACGGATTTGTTTAGATGCCAAGCGTTATCAACCACGGTATTTCCCCATTGTTATTGTTTTTAAGAAGCCTCTCCACATCTCTTGAGGAGATGGTAGTACCCAGCCTAAGATTAGTAGAAGGATTACCCAAGGAGGGATGTCCTCGTTTATTACGTTCAGTGAGTCGATAGCCCCACTAGGAGTGACACCAGTGTTGACTGTATCAGCCTTGATGATGTCACCTACCTGAGCACCCGTCTGGTTGTTCTCCTGCCCCGCCTGTACGTTAGCTGCTACGTTAGGGCCACCCCCACCTAGAAGGGAGAGAGGGTTACCTAGACAGCCTGACAGGAGGAGGATGAGGGTAAGAGAAGCTAGGAGTTTCATTAGTTAGTTACCTGCTCCACCAGCCGCAATACCTGCTGTAATCGAAGCAATAACTTCTGGAGACGTTTGCTCTAGGGACTGGGTTGTAATACGTCTTACTCTGAACCCGCCTTCATAGTATCTTCTTATCGTATCAGGAGAGTATCTACTTGTCTGAACTCTATCCTGTTGATTACCTCCAATAGCAAGAATTGTTCCGTCTTCCTCTACGTCAACAACAAAACTTATGTGGCCTTTACCCCATCCAAAACTGCCATCAGACTGCCTATTTGGATTTTTATTGAAGACAATTACGTCTCCTGTCTGTACCGCATCGAGAGAACCTGCGTATGTTCTACCTGTTGTAGGGTTATGGTTGTATACTTCTTCGCCTATATCTTGGTAGTTCCACGCAAGGTTAGGGTTTTGTTGTGCAAGCGATGGTACTTCTACCCCAAGACTTCTGAAGATATGCCCTGCAAAAGCAGCACACCAAGGTTGTTTATCAGGATCAATGCCTTGTAACAGACCCCTCATAGCCCTCCTAAATTCTGGGTTTTCCTCTTCGATACCGTAGGCGTTATCTGCAATCCAAGTGATAGCATCGTCTCCTACCTCAGGTGTAGGTAGTGCGCCTGAGAAAGAAGCTCCATCAAAGATAGCTCTGTTAATATCTGTAGGAGAGTCACCCTCCGTCTGTTGTACGTTTTCTGCTATCTCTGTAGGGAGTTGTTCAATGACAACTTCTTTGGTTTGTTCAGGAGTATTAGGAGCCTCTACAACAGGGGCACCTTCTACAGGTAAGTTAATCTCTTGACCAACCATTACGTTGTTGAAGTCAGTAATGTCAGGGTTAGCGTCTTTCAACTGATCTAGTGTGAACGTGTTTTCGGATGCGATCTTAGAGAACGTATCTCCTCCTTGGGTCGTGTAAGTAACAGGAGCCTCAGTAGGAGCAGCCATCGCCTCACTCTCACTCGTAAAGAAAGCAATCTGATCATCTGTCAGATTATCTAATGCGTCTTGAGTAGCTTCGTCTAGTACACCAGTACGGGGTAGACCAAACAGCTCTTGAGCATCCTGAACAGCATTCGAAGTGTTCCTGCCATAGACACCATCAACCTCTCCAACACTTGTACCAAGTCTGACTAGGGCTGTTTGAGCAGCACGGATGTCTCCGTTAGGTCCAGCATCTCTATCGCCTGTTCTGTATACGTTACCAGTAAGAGCAACGGTATCGTTTCCTACGTCTACAGTAGGGGCATGTCTTTCCCGACTGGCATCTCTTTCTTGTGCTCTTCGTTCCCGACTGGCAGCTCTTTCTTGTGCTCTTCGTTCCCGACTGGCATCTCTTTCTTGTGCTCTTCGTTCATATCTTTCTTGATCTCCTTCTACTCCTAGTCTCCGACCTTCTCGATCTGCTAGTACTCCCTGTATCCGAGCTTCTTGATCTGCTTCTACTCCTTGTCTCCGAGCTTCTTGATCTGCTTCTACTCCTTGTCTCCGAGCTGCTATATCTGCTTCTGCTAATTGTCTCCGTCTGTCTAAGGATGTAGGTGCAGCTGTAGGACGTGCAACTGGAGGTAAGGATTCTAAAGGAGCAGTACCTCCATCTCTAACAGGAGGAAGGGTTGCCTCTGTGATAGGAGTCCCTGTGGTCATTCCACCTCCACCAACAGGGGCTGGTGTTAAAATCGGGTCGTCTAGTTCTGTGTGCCAAGCCATTATATTTTCCTTAAGGTTTAGTACGGATGTTGCCATCAGGGTCACGCCAACGAGTGCCAGAAGGAAGCGCATTGTATTCCTCTATCCCATTAGGAGTTATGACCTCATCACCACCGTCACCCCTATCATTGTTAGCAACCTGTGATCCTTCTCTCCTCTGTGACACAAGACCTGTTGGGTCTCTGTAGTAGGCCCCCGTTGGTACAGCTTGATACATCTCAGCAGTCATGCCCGTTTCAGTAGTGAAGGTAATGGGGTCTTGCTCAGTGCCTGAACCTTGTACTCCCATAGAAGTAAGAGGAGCTTCAGGTGCAGGTGCAGTAGATGTAGGTTCGTCAGGTGCAGGTGCAGTAGATGTAGGTTCGTCAGGTGCAATACCCTCACTGTGGATTAGCTCAACTAGGCCCGTGTCAATACCTGCACGTTGCATAAGACCAGCCATAATTCTCTGTGCAGCTACAGTGTCTCTAAGGTCAGCATAGTCACGGCCAAGACGACCAGCCCAAGTCCTTGCGTTAGGGTTATCAATACGACGACCTCTGTCATTCATCAAAGCTACAAGGCTACCGTTGTACAACTCATTAGCATAGTTGTTAAGAGCATTGATCTCACCACGAGAGAACACACCAGTGTCAGGATTGATTGTGACGTTTCCTGTGGAGTCTACGTTAAGGTTTCCTCTTGAAAGGGCTGCACGAGACGTAAGGGCAAGTTCAGCCGCTTGTGCCATTAGTGCGTTCTGCACTCTAGCTTCTGTCATTGCGTGTGCTTCTGGGTCGATGTTCTTAAGAGCACCTAGAGTAGTGAAGAACTCAGGGCGGAACACACCTTGAAGGTACGAAGGCTCAAACAGTCTGTTAGATGTAGCAATCGCAGCTGTGATCTGACCTGCGCCACCAACAAAACCATTACGTACATCTGGGTCCTGAATACCTCTACCGTTTGTAGAAGCTACCATAAGACCGTTAGCTACGTCGATAAGGTTCACACGATCTTTGGCTGTAAGACCTGCTTCCTGCTCTCTTCTAAGTTGACCAGCAGAAACAGCTAGAGGAGAGTTAAGTCTCTCAAGGAAGCTAGGGTCGTGCAGACCATCAGTCGTGATTGCAATAGCTTGTGCGACTGGCATCTGTGCTGGAGTAACAGCTGGAGTACCTGCTGGTGGGAGTGTAGTTGTGGTGACAGCAGGAGTGAGTACTGACGTAGCGGTAGCTGGTTCACCTGCTGGAGTAACAGCTGGAGTACCTGTAGGAGTAGGGGTCTGAGCAAGGGGAGCTTGACCAGCCTGAGTGTCAGGTGCTGGAGGATTAAGGACATCGTTAAATGGTGTGAAGTCTAAGTTAGAAGCTTCAAGTCCTACTTGACCAACTACACCAAGAACCTCTGCACGGGAGTCCCTAATAGCAGCTTGAATAAGGTCTGCGTTAGCTGTGAAGAACTGAGTACGACCCTCAGGTGTTTGCAATGCAGCGGCTGCAAGGGCTGCGTTAGCCCCACCCTCTTGTCCTGCCTGAGCAAGGAGAACTCTAGTTGCAGCCTGTAGCATCTCAGTTGATTGTAGGTCAAGGGTCTGTGCGTCTACTGCTTGAATCTGTACGATAAGTGCATCAAGAGCATCTAGCTTTTCTGTGATAGGAGCATACAAGCTTGCGTCCACACCCGTTGGTCTGGTCAAGACTGTACGTAGTACACTAAGGTTGTTCTGAAGACCTATGATAGACTCAACAGATACGTCACCACCACTTGCTTCGATGGACAGTCCTTCTAAGGCTACCTGTGTCAGAGAACCGATCAAGCCATCTGCACGGGCTGCAAAGGCTGGGAAGTCCGCATTAGACCCATCTGTAAAGGTTGACGCAGCTAGAAGGTCAGCCTCGTTACTCTGGTAAATACGGTAGGCCAGAGACATGACAGCTTCTTCTGTGGGTTGTTGACCTGATTGTACAATCTGTCTTTCAGCCAAAGAAATGTAAGCTGGGTTCTCACCCAAGGCTTGCATCATAGTGTTCGATGCGGCATCCATTGGGTCAATGACGCTGATGTCAATCCCCGTAGTGCGGAGAATAAGGTTAGCTTCTTCTGTACCAATCTGTTGACCACTTGTCTCGTAAGAAGCTACCAGACCACCAACCCTAGCACGGACCTGTGCGGGGTCATCAACACCATTAAGGCTGTACAGACCCTCAGCTAAGGCTCCGTAAGCAGCCTGATTAACCTGACCTTGAGTAGGTTGGGCGGCTTGGGCTGCTCTATTCCTAGCTGCTTGGATACCTAGCAAGCCTTCACCAATACTTGCCAGACCCCCTACTGTACTAGCCAAAGCGCTGGAGGGTAAGGCATTAGAGGGGGCGACATACCTAGGGATATCGACACCTGCATCATTAACTTCAAGGGAGAATCCAGCCATTTTATTACCTCTGCTGTTCCATAATTCGTGCTTCGTATGGAAGCCCAAGTCTTATAGCATTACGCATGATCTGCATCTGTTGGTCAGAGTTTACCATGCTTCTTTGAATTGATAGTTTTAGCTCGTTAGAGAGTGGTAACGTCCAGAGGTAGTCCATAGTTTGACCGTAAAGTTGAATACCAGTCTCAATGTCCTCAGGATTACTAGACGTCATGTCTGTCAAAGCTTGACGAGATAGCTCTAGTATTTCATTACGGTAGCCTTGGTACTCTTGGTTAGCTTCTCTTACTATCTCATTGTAGTTGTACCAGTTGTTGACTGCTGCAATCTGAGCACCGAAGGCAACAGCACCAGCTGCTGACATTCTCTCGTCACCGTCAGAAGTACCTGCCGCAGTTCTGTTAGTTCTACTCTGGTACTGACCAGTGAAGATAAGTTCTCTGATCTTAATTACCTTATCTACAGTGGATATGTTTCTTAAGGTGTACTCAAGGTCTTCATTAAAGATGTACCAGCGTTGACCCTGTACAGAACTAAGTGTTCGAGTCAAGCCACTCCAGATATCGTTGGTGATAGAACCTGACGGACCAAACAAGGTCTCCACAATACTATCCTCAAACAGACCACTAAACACATCCGTAAGCTGACCTAAGGGAGCTACACGTTCTCCATAAGCTGTGTCAACTCCAAGAAAATCTCCAATAAGGTGGTCACCTAGACCATACTTAATATCGTTGTAGAACTTGACTGATTCAGGATCGTTAGGATCGAAGCCCATCTTCTCAGTGATGAACCCAGCAGTGCTACCTAAGCCCATTCCCGTCAGACCCCACAGAGGACCCATGACAGCAGCCATCCTTAGTTTTTCACCTACTGTAAAGTCTCTACCGATAGTGATGTTCTCTAAAGCTCTGAAGGAGAATGACAACCACTGAGCAGGTACTCTAGCTGGTCCTTGGGTCCATGCCCCTTTACCACTTGTGGTCATCCTGAAGCTTAGGTCTTGCTCTCTGTTTGCAATCCAGCGAAGACCTGTGGGACTAAAAGCATCCTCACCTACTCTCTTAGAGCCATGCTCAAGAACAGCTGTGGTCATTGACATGACACGAGTAATGGATTCACCAGTCCTGAAAGGGAGTGTACTCGCATCCAGAAGCTTACGTGCACCCTGCGCTGCTCTACCCGTTAGGTTAGAGGCAGAAGCGTAGTTCTCAACACCCTGAAGTTCTACGATCTGGTTGTCAATGTTAGCTCTACCACTTTCTTTGATGTACCTTACAATGTTAGTAAGTTCTTCTTCTGTGGCGATCTTAGTAGCAGCTGCACGTTTAATAGCTACTCGTGCTGCATCATCAGGTAAAGAAGCAATAAGCCTAACAGGAGCACCTAGCATCAAAGCTCTTGCACCCTGTATAGGCGATGCACCTACTATGGTCAAGCTATGTAAACCTTGTAGAAGGAACTGGTCAGGGGTATAGAAACCAAACTTAGAATAAAAACCAACTTGCAACAGTCTAGAGGATACATCAGTCTTTGTCAAGTCAAGTTTAATTCCAGTTCCACTGAAGATTGACTCAGTTGCAGTTTTAGTAAACTTCTCCCAACCACGGCTAATTCTTGTGTGCTCACCCATACGGCGCAACAGTATGTTTTGTTGTTCTAAGAGTTGACCAACGATATCTTTAGAGTCGCCAGCTGTGCTAACAGTAGCGCCTCGTATTAGACCTTGATAATCATCTGCACCTATACCCGCAGGGAACTCAACTGCGTCAGTAGTACGGGCAAGCTTTACCCAGCCCTCCATAGCATCTTTAGTTGCAGCTGCGTTAGCATACTTGTAAACCTCAGAGCCGAACTGATCTGCAATGGCTGAGATAGGGTTAGCGTTAACTGCCTGACCACCTCCGTAGTTCATCAAAGGAGTATCTCTACGGCGCATGTTAATACGACTGTTAACCAAGTCACCGAAGCTTCCTAGCTTAGTGAGGGATGGGTCAGTACCTGCATCTTTGATTGTGATCTTTTCGTCACGTGCCTTAGCTGCGAACTCTTCTGTAAAACGGAAACGGTGTTTAGCTCCAACTCTAAGCAAGTCACTAAAGTCAGTGATGTTAGGGTTCCAGTCGTTGTTCCTGCGAATAAGAGCATTCATCTCTTCGGTTTGTTTAGCAGTCAAACGCAGGTCTTGAAGGTTCTTGACAGCTGCTGCCTCAAGAAGCTCTTTAACTTCACGAGTAATGTTGTTAAGTTGCCTTACCGCAGTTTTAGCTTGCTTTTGACCGAAGGAACCTAAGATTGTCTTGAAGGCTGAGTTGACGGTGTTACCTGAGGCAAGAGTGGTCTCAGTAGCTGAACCTACAAACCAGCGCATGTCACTGTTGTCACGAGGGCCACCTACGTTGTATGGCATGACGTCAAGCTTATTGGGCTGACGTGCCTGACGCACACCAGTTACATAGAGGTGTTCAACAAATGTGTCTGGAACCTTGAATACGATAGCATCACCTGAAACCTCAGAAGGTCTCATGCTCATGCCAGATGTGACGTCCAACACAAGTTCATCCTCAGGGATAGATGACAGAGGTGTACGGTAGCCTAGGTCTACATAATCGTCTGCAAGCTCTAAGATTTCACCACCTTCATTGACAACCTGTTTAAGACGAGCACTGGAGGAGATGTGCCAAGCTGTGTCACTTACGTCAAGGACAGCTGTATAGGCTCTGACTACTTTGTCACTTGGAAACTGACCGTATGCTTCAGCATAGAGAGCCTTGAAGGAAATACCATCAGGCGCTGCTCTCATGTAGGACAAGTCACCATCACGTAGACGTTCAAAGAAGTCTCTCAGGTTAACTTGTTCTGTTCTGCGGAGAGATGATACTGCTTTTCTGTAAGGCTTAAACAATGCAGGAATATCTGAAATCTTAGCTTCAGCTTGCATAATCTTAGCACCAACACGAGGACCTAAGTTCTTTGTGTCACCACTTTGAATGTTACGTAGGAGGTTGGTGACGACATCTGCCCTCTGAACTACCTCAGCCATGTCACCTGCACCAGTAAGGTCCAAGCGTTTCTCAACCTGAATGAAGTAACCAACAGCCTCATCTGCATCTGGTACATCTGCTGCTTTTACAACAGTCAAGGCTGGGTCTCTAGAGGCAATCTTCTCAGCTGCTTCTCTAGTTGGAAATGCACCACCAGTACCTTCCTTACCAAAGGTAGCCCTGATCTTATAATTGTTGCTTCCTTCGTCAATAACTCTTGACAACCTAATGCCTACGTCAGAAGTTCCTTTGATGATTGAATCAGCAGCTTCATCTGCAAGTTGACGGATGGTGGCCTCAGGTAAATACTCACCGAAGTGACCACTCTTGTTAATAGCCTCAAGCTTCTCAAATAGCTCAGGCTTCCTTGCTTGGTTACGGTACGTTACTGGTGATGGACGACGCAAGGTAGACGCACCAGCTACAGGGTCAAGGCTCTCGTCTACGATTGCACGACCTGCCATGATTTTATCTGTCTGGATACCTTCACGTTCTACGTAACGACCAAGAGCAGTACCTGCTTCAACCTCACCAGCTACCTCAGCGATAGCATCCACTGCACGACGAGAACTTCCAAGTGATTTTACAGTCCTAGCTCCAATGGCTCCGATACCGTAGGCGTCAGCTGCACCCATGACGGCATTGAAATGACCAAAGGGGTCATCACCTAGGAATTGTTCATCATTAACAATCTTGTAAAGATTCCAGATAGAATCCTCAGAGAAGACACCCTCGTTACTGCGTTCTTCGATGTAGTCTTTAGCCCAATCCTCAAACTCTCTAGGAGTAAGAGTCAAGAAGGCATCTTGAATATCACTACCTTCTCTGTTAGAACGATAAGTCAGGTTCTCAATAGAACCAATAGTCATCTCTCTAAGGATGTTGACATCAAGGAACGTAAGAATCTTACTGAAGATGCCTTGTTCATTCTCATCAAACTTCTCAGCCATAAGTCTGTCAAAGATTTCAGTGTTAGCCACAACCCTAGCTGCGTAAGGGTTTACGTCTGGATTAGCTAAAACAAGAGACTGGTTAAAGATAAAATCAGAGGCTGTCATGTCTTGCTCTCTGGCAATACGATCAGCTGCACGTTCTGAAGCCTCCTCAGGGGAGACACCATCCTCGTAGTCTTGGTCAATCTGTTCTTGGAGTGGGTAGTTCTCCCTAGCGTTACCCTCAGCTACAACACGAAGGGTCTCATCACCAGAATCCCTAGCTGACTCAATGTCAATAGTCGGGATTTCCAAGGCAAACGAGAGGTCAGTGTTAATAGAGATTTGACGTTCAGTGTTGTGAAGAAGGCTAGGTCGTGCAGCAGGTTCATAGGAACCAGCAATAGCAGCTTCGTTCTCAAGTTCAGCTTGGATGGTGAGTCTGGTCATTAGTTTTAATTCCTAGTTAATCAAAAAGAGTACTAAAGTCTGTTTGAGCACCTTTGAAAGCCAAACCAGAAATACTACCGAAGGCAGATGATCTGGCATTATATCCTGCTGCGACGCCTTGGTATCCTATTGCTTGGCTTTGTGCTTGAAAGAGGTTATTCTGTAAACCTTGCTGCACACCTGAATATCCTAGATTAGCTCCGAACTGAGAGGTAGCTGAGGAAAGACCCCCAGAAAAACCTGAGCCACCTGCCACACCAGCTGCCGTAGCTTGGTTCTGTATCTGTGCACGTTGAATAAGGTTCTGACGAATAGCCTGTCTACGTGATCTGTTAGCCTGTGCTTGGGCCTGTTGACGTTGAACCTCAACGCCTCTTTGTTGAGCCTCAGCTGCTCTTCCTTGAGCCTTGGCTGCTTTATTGGATTGAACAACAGAGGCTACGCCTGACGCCGCACCTACTGCCGCTAGTATGAGGGGTAATCCTGACATTTCACTTTCCTTTGTATCTTTGTATTGAGTGACCTTCGTTACTTCCTACATATTCAAAGGACAGTAAACTTAGGAGTCTCAGTAATTTATTGTTTTCTTCTGGACAGGCTACAAAGATGTATTCGTAACCACACTCTTCAAAGAACCCAGCCCAATCAGACAACAGTTGCTTCATATCCTTAAAGCAAGTTAAGTTAAACTTATGAACGACAGGAAGGTGAAGAATAACGAAGTTAGCGCCATACTCAAGGTCAACATCAAAGTAGACCCCTTTAATAGCTTTGAATCTTTTAGACTCTATGTCCATCTAAAACCTTCCGTTAGAAGCCTGTATCATACCCCATCCAAGAAGGATGAAGTCCTTACCTGCTTCACTCTCAAACCTAAGGCGAACTGAACGTCCATGTCCTCTGATCTTAAGGCGAGTAGTGACGACTTCCTCAGGATAACCAAAGTTGTCGAGATTGTTAGTGTCAACTACAACAGGATACTTAAGCCTATACGCTTGCTGTCCAGTTGTAAAGGTATCTTTGAAGTCCCATGCACTTGACACAAGAAGAGAGGATGGTCTCTTAGCTACGTACTGACCACCTGAAAGCTCGAAGCCCTCCTCAGTCAGACGAGAGTAGACTACACAGTAAGGTGCGTTCTTCTTAGCTACCAAGTCACCAATGAAGTTGTAACCAGCCTCAGCGTAGGAAGTGTAAGCAGCTGTACCCCAGTCAACAAAGTCTGTGCTAGTGAATGCTGCGAAGGTAAGCTTGTTTGTAGCCCCGTTACGAGACAGGAGAATAACGGAAGGTGATCCACTCTGGAAGGAACTCTCCACTGTGTTAACGACATCATCTCCAGCGGAGGTAACTACATCATCACCAAGAGAAGTAACTACGTCACGTACAAGAGGCTCTGAGCCGTAGCCTGAATAGAATGTAGGAGCTACTACGTAGGTGTTACCTGAAGTTTCATCCTCAATTCTCTGAGGGTAGAAAGCCTGTAGTGTTACGTCTAGAACGAGTACGTTGTTAAACTTAGAGGACTTAGTCTCACCCTTATCTGGGTAGAACCAGTAGGCTCTCTTAGAGATACCATCATAACAAGCTACTACCTTTTCCTTGACCTCTTGATCAATGTTATCCCATAGAGTTTGGATAGTAGTCTGGCTGATGTTAGTTGCTGAGGCTTGCCCTGATACTTGGTCATAGCTAAATGCGTGGATACCAAAGCGTGACCACCAGAGAGGAGACCCATCAATAGACAGGAAGCTTTCAGGGGACTCAATACCAATCTCAGATACACGGTTGATGGAGTAAGTAGTAGCTGAGAACACATCGTCAACACCTGTAATCTGCCATACACCATTCTCAGCAAACACAAACAAGGATGACTTGAAGGAGTAGAGAAGCTTAATTCCTACACACTCAGGAATCTTAATGACACCACCATCTGTATCAAGAAGTGTATTTGCGTACTCAGCTGTAGGGTCGGCTACCTGATAGCAAGTACCAAAGTCCTTTTCACTTTCAATAAGTTTAGAGAAGAGAATGTTACCTGAGTTCTTTGCACTATCTAGTCCTGCGTAGAACACACGACCTGAGAATGCAGTAGCTGACTTAAATCTAGACCCTTCAACGTCAGGAGTAATTCCTGCTACACCTGAGGCTGCACTACGGTCCATGCTAAAGAAGTTAAGAATAAAGTGACCGTTGCCATCCAGTGTGTTACCTGAACCTACCTTCTCCCACTCAGCTGGGTCAAACTGATCATCGGCGTCTTTGCCTGAGAACCAAGGGTGGGTCAAAGGAGGGTAGGTGGAACCTTGTGTACCAACCCACCAAGAAAGAGCAGTGCTGAGACCCCGACCTACATTTCTTTCACCCCAACCTACGTTAAGAGTGTCGTACTTTCTTTGAACACTTGTAGACGCCTCTGCAACAGAAGTAGAATAAGTGTCAGTATCCCCGATAAACTCAAAGTCTCTTACTTTGTGAGTAATAGCTACGGGAGTGTTGATTGTGTTAGTACCAGAATTGTACTCAATATAAAAACTATCTAAGGCTGCTGAGGTTACAACAAGGTATCCCTTAATAGAAGCGAACTGACACTTAGCATTCTCAGCGCCAACAGAACCTGAGTACTCAAATGCAGTCAGGTCTACATTAAAGGTTTCCTCAGCACCTGAGTAAGGCAGTGACCCCTTATTATAGAAGTAAAGAGTTGAGTCATTCTGAACAACCAAGAACTCTTTACCTGAGATACCACCTGCGTTAGTCCACTCACCTGTGTGAACCAAAGAAGTATCCGTTACGCTAAAGCTAGAGTCCGCATAGCTGGTCTCAAAGGCTACGCCTAAGCGTCTACGACGAGAACCATCTTTACGTAAGTCACAGTTAAGTTCGTCAACTGAGGCTCCCTCAGGAAACGTAAGTTCTCCAGCCTCAGTGATGAGACCTTTAACAAAGTTGTTAACCGTTGCTTGGCTGTATCTTTGTGGCATCAGTGCTCTTTCGTTTCTTACGTTCTGCGGAGAAGTTATCACGACGAACTGTGGCTGATTCTTTAGAGTTAGCTAGGTAAGACTCAAGGGCCTTCCTTGCTGACGTAGAGCCTGTGTAGAGGCCCTTAAGCTTGTCAGGGACCCTACCTGTGTCAGAAGTGATACACCACATCCCAGTGCCGTTATCTGCGGCTTTAACGGTCCACACACAGTTGAAGTTAGGGTGACGGTATTCGACTACACCGTCTTTAATCTTAACGTCCATAGTGATTCCGTGTGTTAGCTTTGCGGGTACGATACATATCGTTCTGTACAGCGGACTTTAGACGACGAGCAGCTTGTTCAATCTTAGGGTCACTGCCAGCCTTAAACAAGGAGAAGCAGGTAGACTTAGCTTCAGCTAGAAGGAGAGGCATCATAGTGCTGTCTAGGTCAGGCTCAAAGCTGTCTGAGATAGTAAAGGATGGGTAGATAGTACCAAAGGCTTTGGTCTTAGTAGCTGACAAGATTGATTCTACAGATGCGTTGTAAGCATTCATAACAATGTGTTCATCGTCAAATGATGTGTAGTACGTAGGCATCTGATCGTTAACAACCACAATGCTAGTCTCACCGTCAGTGTCAGTAATGACCACGTTACCATCAGAAGACGGCATTGACGTGAAGAAGTCGATAGGCTCTACATACTTAATCTCTTGATACTCTACACCACCAGTGGTGGATACGTTGTAATAAAGCTCAGTGATTTCTTTGACACCCTCTGGATACTTAAAGTAAACAGGACGGGCAAGCTCAGAGAGTGATGTGATGTTAAAGGATTGGTTTAGCTCAGGCACTGTACGAGCAGCGATAATGTTATTATACACATCCTCGACTACAGAAGCAACCTGTAAAGCTTCGGTGGTATCAGAAATACTGTTGACAGACTCTGAATCCATGTCAGACAGAATGGACTGTACGATATCTAGGAGTGTAGTTCTCATTACGTGTGCTCCACAACAACTGAGATAACGAAGTCTACATGGGTTGTAGCCCCTCCGTCTGTCTCAAGTAAAATGTAGTCGCTGTCTGTAGGTGTGTTGTTGGACGAAGGGTTAACTGTGTCTACGTCACCAGAAGCTGATCCAGATTGAGTAATGGTAAGAGTACCCATAGTAGCTGCTAAAGAGTTCTTAACAGTTACAACTACGTCTGATCCTGCAATAGCCCCTGCAATGACAGATGTGACACGACTGACTGTACCTGCAAAAGGAATGGGTAGGTAGAATGATTGTGCTGAGGATATATCAGTGAAGTGCACTGTAAAGACAGAACGCCTATGGTCCTGCCATGCTCCTGATCCTGAGCCATTAGCTACATACACCTTACTAGCAGCAGCCGTAGCTACACCCTTAGGTTCATGTAAGTAAGGATCAGTAAGGTTGCTATGGTTGATGTTAGCCATGATGTAGTAGCTCCTTAGGTATACTCTATATATGTACCCTCAGGGGCACATCCGCAGGATACAAGTATTTTCAGACCTGTCAAGAATAAAAGTAGTAAGAGGAGGAGATTTCTCCCCTCCCCTAAGTTAGCTTAAGCCATTGGCTTTGTAAGAACAGAAACCATGTTCTCTGGACGGTACAGCTTCATACCGTAACGTGCAGTAGTAACGAACTCTGTACGCTGGTAGTCTTTGTTGTACTCTGTGTCCACTTCAGGCATCTGACGCCATGCACCAACAAACGGCAAGACAGATTGGTCAGCCGAGAAGAACAAGTTGTTGATTGCGTTAGCTGGAGCAGCAACACCACTGACAGTCTCTGAAGCTTTCGTTGCAAGGTAGTTAGATGTGTAAACATCAAAACCATAAATGTTAGCAACAAAGGACATACCAGAAGCGATACCAGTATTGACGATACCTTCCCAACGTGGGTTGTTAGATACAGATGTCAAGGATGAGAGGGTATTCATCTCAAACTCAACAGACGGATCAACGATAGCCACAAGGTTACGCTGTGGTACTTTACCAGTCTTCAATGCACGAAGAGCTTTTGCGAAGTCTTCGACTGCAATAACACCACCAGTACCTGAACCAACCATACGGTGAGCAACACCGTTTACGTTGTTAGGGTCAGCAGCTGTTTGACCAGTCTGGGCAAGCTTCATGATGTCTGTTTCCAGACGTTCCATCAAAGCACGTTCCTGAAGTGGAACAAACTGAGACATGATCTGGTTGGAGTAGTAGACATCCTGCATCGCTTTGTTAGTGATGTAGTTGCTTGACTGAAGGTAGTCAGTGATAGTGAAGGTGAACTGTGCGTCGTCAATCGCAGTGTAGGATACTGCTGCATCTTCAACGTAGTCTGCAACTGTTGCATCACCCAAGGATGGAATCTTGAATGTATCACCATCAGGGAAATCACTCAACCAGTTGACATATTTCATGCCTTGCATTTCGTCACGCAAGATTTGTTTAAGTTCAGCGGACCAAACTTCTGCACGTTTGGCAAGAGCCAATGTTGCTACGGTATTACCAGCCATTATATTTCTCCTAAATTAGCTGTAGAACTTCCCACCAAGTTTTTCGGCATCTGCCATCATTTGTTGTTGAAACTTGGGAGAGAAGTAAAGGGATTTGTTCTCACGACGAACTTGCTGATAGTAAGCAAAGTTTTTATCGTTAGAACTACTCATGTTAACGCCTTCGGTTCGTACTGAACCGCTGACAAGAGGGTTGGTCTGTCGGGGCTTTTCTCCGATCAAAGTAAAGAATGCGTTAGGGGATTCCTGTGCAATCTCTTTGAGTCGGTCCATTGACATACCTAGTTCTTTTGCTTTGTCACTAATGACCTCAGAGGCATCAGTACCAAAACTCTTGTTCAACTCTTCGTCAACCATCTTCAAGTTCTGCAATAGCAGCGCCTGTTGATCACGTTGAGTCAGCGTCTTTTCTACAAGGCTCTTTAGGTCATCCTCGCTAAGGGTTTGGTTGGTGTTACCGTCCTCAGCGCCACCGCTATTGTTTGCCATTTGAGAGGAACCTGCGGTGCGATCAGGGGCCTTACTCTCAGCTTGGGACATCACGCTGTCATTATACTCTTTCTTGTTAAGCTCAGTTCGCATTTCTGCGAGTTGTTCTTCGAGAGTCTTAATGTAACCGTCAGCCTGTAACTTTCCTTTAGCTAGTACTTCAGGGTTGCGCCAGTTGTCACCTTTGGCTTGTGCGAGTTTGTCTACGAAAGACTCTTGGGTTTGAGTTGTTTCTGCGACTTGCTCACTGGCCTGACTAGCGTCTGTGGTTTGACCACCGTCAGTAAATACCATTTGTTATTCCTTATCTAGTGTTATCATTTCAAGCACCGTGGTTAGTGCTCTGTTATACCCGTTCCTGTCTGCTTGCTTGTAAGCCCATGAGGGACAATCATAGTCAGAGGATGGAACAGTCTCTTTGAGCATTGGCTCAAGGATTTCTTTAAGGCGGTCAAGAGGCTCACGCTGTGACAGGATTGCCTGTTTGACCGATGCTTTATCTTTTTGTGTCTTACACTTCTGGAACCAGCTGGACTTCATTAGAGGCCCTTCTCAGCCATGATCTGCTGCTGCTCTTCAAACTGAACCTCAGCCTCAGTAGCAACCTTCTGCGTATCCATCTGCTCTTTGATAGCTACGTTCTCAGAGAAGAGTGAAGGTTCACCTAGTTCCTCAGTAAGAACTCTTGCGAACTCCTTACCTGACAAGTGAACTGCTACACTAGGATCAGAAGCTTTGATCTGGTAGAGTTGTGTCAAGGTCTGGATTCTACGTGCTCTCTCAGCAAAGTGACGAGCACCAATAGGAACGATCTTGCCGTTACCTTTGATGTCTTCCTTAGAGATATCTTGGAAGAAAGAAACACCTGTGTCTGAGTTAAGGACTCTAACAACATCGACGTAGTTCATCTGACGACGAGCAGCTTCGAGCATTGCATTGAGGATTGGCTCAAGGAACACACGTTCAAAGTGAGCAGTCTTGTGTTGGAAGATACGACCAGCTGAGGTCATCAGGGACTGTACTTCAAACGCTGTCTTCTCACCAGCAGAACGGATACCCATAGCTTCACGAGGAGCACCAGCCATCATCTCCATCTTGTTCTCTAGAGATTGAATCTGGAAGTCTGCGTTAAGTGCCGTGGCGTCAGGGGCAAGGTAACCTACGTCACCCTCCTCACCAATATAGATACGTTCAGCAGGGGCAAAGTCGAAGTCCTCTACGTCGCCACGAATCTTAAGCATAGGGTAGGCGATCTGATCGAACACGTCAGCCTTAAGGTTCTCCAAGTGGTCAATGCGGTACTGCATACCTACGAGGTTATCCAGAGGACCCATAGCATAAAGGTTGTCAGGACGTTCACGCCAGCCAGCGTGGAACACAGGAGCAGTACCTAACCAGCTAGGGTTCTGCTCGTTGAAGATGACGTAGGAACGGTCAACTACAGTAATGACACGGTTGTTATGGAACTCACCTTTGTCAGCATCATAGATGTCACCGTAGAACGTAAGGACCTCTACGTAGTTAGACTCGTAGTACTCCTGAAGAGAACCAAAACCATCAGCAGTGAATGCGTTAGCCTTAGCAACATCAACGTCTGAACCAGATACGGCTGACCGATTAGCCAACATCTTATCAAAGATTTCTTGGTAGTATGCGTTGTCTACGGTCTCGTCAATCCTACGTTTAATCTCACCTACAGTAAGAAGGCTACGTACAATCTTAGGTGCTTGATCGAAGTCAGCTGCTGTAGGGTTGAAGCAGATATCGAAGGGAGATATACGTACTAGGCGAGGACCTACGTACTTAACTGTACGACTACCGTCATCATACTCAGTGTAATCGTTGACATACTCAACAGTAGCAAAGCAGTTGCCGTACTGAATATAGTCGTTGACAAGACGGTTAACTGTAGTCTCGAACTTAGACTCAGTAATCTTGTTTTCCATGTAAGCTTGGATTACGTCACGCTTCTGCTTAGTGTTAGCATCTGGGTCAGAGGCATGAAACTTAAACCACTTCTGCTGTGGGAACAGAGTTGACACATAGTTAGCGTGAAGGTTATCAGCAATCTGTGTTAACTTAGGTGTGGTAGTTGAGTTAGTCCAAGGCAACTTCTTGTTAGAAGTCGTGCTTGTGTCAGTGGCGTAAATGTAATTACGCAGTTCCTTCCACTCGTCTAACTTACCCTGACGGGCATTGTTCCATGAGGTCCAACGATCTGCAATCTCTACTGCGAGAGAGTGGGGATCAATCATACTATTTAGGTCTACTGTAGTGCCAGCCATTAGAAGCTAACCCCTCCAAATCTTTCGTTGAATTGAACCACATTGTCTTTGCGGCGGCGTATTGTTCTTGAAGGCTTAATAGCCATGTCAACAACTGAAGCTAAGGCGTCGATAACATCATCGTGTGGTGGATTACGTGTTGACAACTCTTCTTCTAGAATCTGTGTGTTGCCGCCTCTGTAGTGCCAGATGCTCAGGTTGTCGTACCTAGGCTCAAGTGCAGCTGAGATACGTTCCTGCTTACTACCGTGACCCTTGTTAGGTCTGAACTCTTCAATGCTCAAAGACAAACCATGTTGCTTGACTAGCTCTTTGAGTTGCTTAACGATAGCTACCTGAGCTACTGTAGTCTCAGCCCTCATCTTACGGAATGACCATTTAGTGACGAGGTTAAGGATGTGCTCAAAGTAATCTGAGATACGGTCAGTCTTAAATCTGTCGATGTCTAGTACGTAGATGTTATTCTCAGCGTCGATACCTATAACAACAATAGCTGTGTAGTCAGCTTTCTTTGATAGACTAAAGGCGAAGTCAACTGCTGCGAATACGTTAAGTTTCTCTTCCTTGAAGAACCAATACCCGTTATCATTCTTTAGATACTTACGGTCAAAGTACTGGAACTTGTCTGCGCCTACTGGTACGTTGTCAGGGTCAGAAGGATCGTTGTAGTACTGTGCCCTGAACTGACCCTTGTCTAGGTACTGTCCACGTTTCTTAGCTAGAACCCTGATGTCAAAACCAAACCACTTACCGTCTCGTCTCTGCATACGGGGCCAAAGCATCTCGCCTGTACCGTCACCTGAATCCTCTACTGGTCTCTCAAAGATTTCGTAGATGTTATCTTCACCAGTCTTATCACCCTCGTCACTGTACGTGTCTTCTACCATCTGGAGTAGATCATTGTACAAGTCAGCTGGGTGGTAACGTGTACCTACTACCCACTCCTTAGCATCAGCACCTTCGATGGATGACAGCAAAGAGTATTGACTCTTAACTTTGTTACGTCCCTCACCTGTGTAAGCATTCTCATAGACAACAATGTCATCAAGGACTGCAATGTCACAGTGCATACCAGTAAGAGAAGTAGTAAGGCCACCAGTAAACACTGAAGGGTCTCTGACGTTTTCTTTCTTACGGTCTGGGTGATCTAACATAATCTCAGAGTTAGTCCACTTAGTCCGTCTACCCTCATCTGCATGAACGTGCTGAGGCCAATAACGTCTGTAAATCTCTGAAGTTAATATACCTTTAATGAAACCTAACTGCTTCTCCGCAAGGTTAGCGGTAGCAGATATGTAAAGTATACGCAATGTTGGGTTCTTTGTCAACTCCCAAGCGACACGATATGCAATTAATCTTGACTTACCGTGGTCACGAGGAAACAAAAGAAGCTGATGAGACTTAGAATCCTCTCTTGTCCACCACTGACAAACGTCTTCATGACACTGACCAAGTACCTGTTCAGGAGCTACCAACTTAATGAAGGTAACTAGATCAGTCTCAGCTGCATGACGGATTTCTTCTACTGTTGCCATTAGGGTTTAGTAGGCCAAGGCACTGTGTTAGGGAAGTCAGCCTGTGCTGGGATGTCACGAAGGGCCTGACGATAAGTAGCCCACGCAGCCTTATCTACAGGAGCATCAGCAACCTGCGTCCAATCAGAGGCGGTTAAAAGGCTGTCACGTTCTGCACGGGCAGCTACAACAGGGTCTACTGGTTCTGGTTCTGTCTCAGGTGTTGGGACATCCTCTACAGCCCATACAGTACCATCCCATCGTGCTAACTGTTCATCTGTTGTTGGGGGTGGTGCAGTCTCTACGCAACCTGCTGGGATAAGTGTGTTACTTATATCCAAGGGGTCTTGATCTGCTGTTGTAGTGCCTACAAAGACACCATCAATGTCTGTTTGATATACGTTCATATCTGCGTCTCCTTAGTATTTAATGCAAGCAAGCAGAGCAATGTTGCGTGGACGGGTCTCAGTACCACCTGTGGCTGATGTGTAGAACTGGAATCGGTTATAAGTTCCACCTGTCCAAGAAGACACAGGGCCAGCGCTTGTAGCAACTTGACCATATGCACCAGTGTTTGCGCTGTACGATCTTAAACCTTCAAGGTGGTTGTGGGTTTTAAGCTCATCAACCTGAGCAGAACCAAATGCTCGACTACTATCAATACCACGACTATCATCCCAGCCACGCATAAACTCACCACGAAGGTCAGGTACGCTGAACGAACTACCACTGCCACCAAAGGTGTAACCAATAACTGCAAATAGGTCTGCGTAAGTAGTGGTGCTTAGTGATGCGCCGTTAGCTTTGATAAAGCCTGTAGGGGGTGTATTGGCTGCATGGTAAATGACTGCACCTGCTGGTGTACCCGCAACACCAGTCAGGGCAGAGCCATCAATGGCTGGTAACGCTCCTGTTAGGTTAGCCGAAGTGAGGTTAGTAAGCGCAGAACCATCAAGGGCTGGCAGTGTACCCGTTAGCTGGGCCGCTGGTATGGCTGTAAGGGAAGCAGCACTACCCGTCATACCGTTGGGAAAATCAGGTGCGCCAGAGCCAGCCTCATCTGTGATTGTATCTACTTTGATGGTGCTCATGGTGCTATGCTCTCCTCTGCGATAAGGTTGACTGTCGTGCCCCCGTCAAGGGTAACGAACTCATAGGTTACTCTGTTGCCAACAGTCGAGGCGCTGGGTGTTCCTACTACAGCGGCTGGTAGGGTTACTGCTGGAGCCGAACCCAAGTCGTACTCAGCGACATAATCAAGACTATCGAAAGTCACGTAAAACTTTAGACCATCAGGCTTGAAGAATAGGCCACCAAGAGCTGAACCCTGAGCAGCTACAGAGAAGTTCTGTAAGAAGGCTGCTGTAGAGACATCCCAAGCTGTGCTTAAGTCGTACTCGTTTACATCTTTTCCAGCGTTCCCCAACACGTACATCTTCAGTCCATCTGGTTTGAAGGAGATATCAACGGGTACTGTCTCTTCAGTAGCTACAGAAAACAGCTGTAAGAAGACTGCTGTAGAGACATCCCAAGCTGTGCTTAAGTCGTACTCGTTTACTTCATCTCCAGTGTAGCCTGCTATGTACATCTTCAGTCCATCAGGCTTGAAGGATAAACCGGCGGGTTGAGCTTCTTGAGCATTTACAGAGAACGACTGTAAGAGAGAAGCTGTAGTCACATTCCAAGCTGTGCTTAGGTTGTACTCATAGACACTATCACTACTAGGCCCAATCACGTACATCTTAGTGCCATCAGGCTTGAAGAATAGACCATATGGGATTGGTTCTTGAGTACCTACAGAGAAGTTCTGTAAGAAGACTGCTGTAGAGACATCCCAAGCAGTGCTTAGATCGTATTCTCTTACGGTATCACTATTTATGCCCACGACGTACATCTTAGTGCCATCAGGTTTGAAGAAGATGCCAGTAGGGATTGTATCAAAGTCACTTCCAAACGACTGTAAGAAAGAAGCTGTAGAGACATCCCAAGAGTTAGTTAGCGATGGCACAAAACTATAACGCCAACTAGCTTCGGTGGGAACACTAGCAAAGGTTACAGTGGTATCACCTGACAACGTGCCATTGTCGAAGAAGTTGTAAGTGCCCACGTCCAACGAAGGCGTAGTGCCAGTAACTGCTACAGGCTTAAATACAGGCGGAATGACAATACCCGTAAGCCCACTACCGTCACCTGTAGTTGTAAGCAACTCTCCTGCCGCATCGGGAAGGGTCAGGGTACGGTTGGTATTGCTGTTAGGTGAGGCAAGGGTAAACGTACCCGTGCCTGAGTCATCAGGGGATAGAGCTATCTTACTCATGGTGTGCTACCTTCTTCTTCTTCGACCCACGTTGCGGAGGCTTCGTCCCAAGTGTAAAGCAGCCCATCATCAGGCATTGCTGTCGGTGCTTGCCAATGGAAGTTATCGTCTAGCAACCATGAGGCGTGTGGCTTAGGACTTAGGAATACCTTGTTTACTTCGTCCCAAGTGTAACCGATCCCTGCGTAGTTACCTCTGAAGTTATTGTTGTACGAAGTCTGTACCCACAAAAATTCGTCCCCCACAGCACCGGAGTTTATAAAGTCTTTTTCAGACACAATGATTTCTGTGACAATGTTGTTGCTGTCTAATTTTGCGAAATGGCTCATGTCAGATACCTCAAGATGACTATACCAGAACCGCCGCTGCCTCCGGTCAAAGAAGAATGCGAAGCACCTCCACCACCTGATCCTGTGTTTGCTCCAGCCGCACCGCCGTTTCCTCCTAAGATACCAGCGTTACCGTTGTTAAAACCTGAAGTTCCTCCAGCGCCATTCGCTCGCCCAGCGCCTTGCCCAGAACCACCGCCGCCTCCTCCTAGTCCACCAGCACCCGCATTACCCGTGTTATAGGAGTTTCCCCCGCCACCAGCGCCCCAATATAGATTAGAGCCGTAGATGGCAGAAAGAACTCCGTCT